ACCCTATCCACACGCTGAAAGAGTGCAGTCTGAAATATAACACCTTCACCGAAATGAACTTTAACCGCTTCGACTTTTCGGACGGCAACGAAATTGTCGGCTCTATGTTTGCCAAATGCGAGATGCAGCTGGCGAATTTCAAGGGAGTGGAACTTCACGAAACGGAATTCTACCAGTGTGACCTGCGCAAGGCGGATTTCCGGGATGCCGCCGGTTATAAGGTGGACATTCTGGGCAGCCGCCTGAAGGATGCGAAATTTTCGCTGCCGGAAGCGGTGAATCTGCTGGCAGATTTGAAGATCAAGCTGTCGTAAGAAGGAGAGAAAATGCGTCAACTCATCATTGCCCGAAAAGACCTGCAGATGTCTCCCGGTAAGCTGGCGGCGCAGTGCTGCCACGCTTCGCTGGCATTCCTCACCGACCCCATCGGCATGGGACAGGGCGTGGAACCCATCGAGAAAGACGGAGAAATTACCGGCTATCGGGCAGAAATCATGTTGGAGAAAGCAACCTATGAAGAATGGTTCGATGGCTCTTTTACCAAAACTATCTGCGGGGCAAAGAACCGCAATCAACTGCTGAAAGCAAAGACCATTGCCGAGGAATTGGGACTGGTGGAAAACAAAGACTTCTTCCTTATCCGGGATGCCTGCCACACCGAGCTGGAGCCGGAAGAATTTGATGAAAACGGAGAAGGCATGACCCTGACCTGCATCGGTTTCCGCCCGCTGCCGGATGAAATTGCACATCAGATCAGCCATAAATTTCATTTGTATTGATTCCTGATTTACGGAATACGAAAGAAAGTCCCGGCCATTCTCCTGTGATTTGCAGGAAAATGGCCGGGATAGAACTCCTTTATTTTATAAGCATTTTCCGCAATCGCTGCAGCCGTTGCAGATCAGTTTGCTGCCACAGGTCTCGCAGTTTGTACGGAAATGCGGCACATAGAGCTCTTCCTGCGGGATGGGGTAGCCCCAGTCGTCCACGAGGTCAAAATGAATGGGCCTGCCCTGAAAATTCATGCCGGATTTACAGGCCATTCGGCTTTGCAGCTGCTTGCTGGGCAGGTGGTAGCGCCTGCCGTCCTTGATGAACACGGTGCCGGTCTCGATAAAGCAGAAGGTCACGTTGGCATCCACGCATTCCTGCCGGAGAGACTTGACCCAATCAAAATTGCAGGGGCGGGCACCATCATAGTTTTCGCCGCCGCAGATGACCTGCTCGATCTGCCCGGCGGAAAGGTACTGCCGGATGCTTACTGGCCCGATGAAGGGCGCGCACATGATGCCCTTGTGCTTGAAGGGCAGGTCAAACAGAATGGGAATGCGCTCATCGGCGCGGCGCTGATTTTCACAGGTGACGTTGAAAAAGATGTTGTCCCAACCGCTGCCCCAGTCCGGCGGCAGGCACTCCCGTACCCGCTGCGGCCGTTTGGTGAGCAGAAAAAACACCACATCGCTGCGCTGGCGCATGATGTCCCACGCCTCAGCCCGCCACGGGTCGGCTTCTTCCAAGAAGAAATCCGAGGTCATGCAGACCCGGATCTGCTCACCACTCTGGATTTTGTAGTGTCCGGTGCGGTCTTTCTGGAGCGGATAGGAAAAGCCGCTTTTCGTTTTGTAGATCTCGGCTCCGTTCTGGTCCCGCATCCGGTCGAGAAAATACATGTAGCAGTTCTGGCAGCCCTCGCTGCACTTGACGCAGCCGTGCCATGGATTCCAGATGTCGTGCAGGAAGCTCACCCTCTTTCTGTACCTATTATAATAGCTGCGCGGACAGGAAACAAGAGCACCCCTTGCACCGCCCCATCGGATGTGATAGGATGAAGAAAACCATGTGAGGGAGGAACCACCATGCCGTTTCTGATGATCCGCAACGACATCACCAAAGTGGCGGCGGATGCCATACGCTATTGTTTGAATACGATCAGGAACAGCTGGGTGCGTAATTTGTCGCCTGCCCGTTGACCTTTTGCCCTCCGGTTTGTGGTATCCTTTTGCCAACGAAAGCGATACACCACAAAACGGAGGGCATTGTTGTGAAGAAAAATCTTACCGAGCTTGTTTTCATTCTGGACCGCAGCGGTTCCATGGGCGGGCTGGAGCAGGATACCACCGACGGGCTGGAAAACGCCGGCAAACGGTTTAGCTATGAGAAGATCCGCCGGATGATCGAGCGGGAAAAAGAGCAGTACGGCTGGGAGTTCCTGTTCCTCGGTGCCAACATGGACGCCGTGAAGGAAGCTGCCCGCTTCGGCATCTCGTCCGACCGGGCTGTGCGGTTTGAGAATGACGCACAGGGCGTGGCGGTCAACTACCACGTTGTCAGCGAGACAGTCTCCCGGATGCGGGAAGCACCCTGCTGCGCGTCCATCGGCGCAGAGTGGAAAGAACAAATCGAAGCCGATTTCCAGAAGCGGCATCATAGGTAAGGGAGGAAACAGCCATGTTAGGAGCAATCTTGGGTGACATCGTGGGCAGTCCCTATGAGTATGGCTAAACAGGATAACTATAAGAAAGAGAGGACCGAAACGGCCCTCTCTTTTCATTTTTCGGATTTTGGAATGCGCGGGTATATCTCAATGGTGAAACCATCAGGACTTTTTTTGCGCTTCTCGTTTAGCTTCTGGTAGACGACCTTTTCGAGCACCTCTTTTAGGAGAGCGTTTTTCTCCTCGGCCGTTTCGAGCAGCGGGTACACGTCGAGCAAATTCTTAACCTTAGGGATGATGTCACGGCGGCTGGTCTCCCGGAGCTTCTCCTCGGTCAACTCACGGGAGCAGCGGGTGACGCTATCCTTTGCGGAAGCGATTTTGTCGGAGAGCATTCGAGAACGGGACAGAAATGTGTCTGTGTCGTAGATGCCCTGCTCGAGGAAGTCGTGGGTGCGTTCGAGCTGCTGCTGCAATTTGCGGAGCTCGGTCTCCGCGCTGGCGAGAGCTTTTTCCCGGACACCGACCGACGACGCGGCAGCGGAGCTCCACTCGAGCTCATAGCCTTTCATCCACTCGGAGAGGCCCTGTATGACGCGCTCCTCGACGATAGGGAGATAGCTCGAGCAATTCGGGCAGCCGCGACGAGGACAGCGCACGACCGGCATATCTGGATGGACAGGGTTTATCATCCGCATCATCTGCCTGCCGCACTCGGAGCAGACGAGCAGACCGGCCAGAGGATTCCGGACGACCTTTTCCTTGTGCGTGGAAGTATTCTCACTCCGGGTGAGCTTATCGTTTGCGAGTTCAAATGTTTCCTTCGGAACGAGCGGAGGATGAATGCCTTTGAATACGCACTCTTTCTCTGGGTCGGCAGGACCGCGCACAGAAACGACCTTGCCGTCAACCACTTTCTTCTTCGTCTCACGACTGCCCCAGCGCACCATGCCAATGTACGTCGGATTCTTGATGATTCCGCGAATGGTGATTCTTGCCCATTGCGAACCGGACGGAGACGGGATGTGCATATCGTTGAGCCTCGTGGCGATTGAGCCCAAAGACAGCGGGCGAGCGGAACCGTCCTCGTCCTGCAAACCGACCGTGTACAGGTCGAAAATCATACGGACTATTGCGGCCTGCTCCTCGATGGGCTCGAGCGAGCAGCCCTTTTCGTTTTTGAGCTTTACCCGACGATAACCAAACGGAGCCAGACCGGACGGCCATTTCCCCTCTTTGGCGGAGGCGAGACGACCGCGCTGCAACCGGCGGTTGATAATCTTGTACTCGCGGCGGCTCATAAACAGGCCGAACTCGAAATACTCTTCATCGAACTCGTTGTCGGGGTCATACGTTTTTATAGGGGTGATTATTTTCGTCCCGGAGAACTTGAACGTCTGTGCGATGATGCCTTGGTCGATTGTGTCGCCGCGCGCCAGACGCTCGACCTCCATGACGAGGACGCCGGACCAAACGCCCTGCTCAACCTCAGAGAGAACCCGTTGCATCATCGGACGGGCAGCGATGGTGTCACCGGAGACGACCTCGCGGTAAATATCGGTCACGTTTAGATGCTGCCTTTTCGCCAGCTCGAGCAGAGTGTGCTCGTGCCGGGAGAGCGTTTCACCCTCGCCGTGCGCTTCGGCCTCGAGGTCGGAACGAGACTTGCGCAGGTATATGAGATACTGCTCCATGATGACCTCCAAACAAAAAAAGGCCCGCGCCGGAGCGCAGGCCGAAAGGCTACTTGTTGCTATCCTTTAAGGCCGCAACGTCTGCCTGCAAGAGGCTGTCGAGGATAGAAGCGGTTTTGGCCTTGAGCGTGTTCTGCTTCTCCATAATCTGCGGGAAAGCACCTGCCAGGTCTCCCCCGCAATCCGCGAGGAAGCTCTTTATCTCGCCGCGTCCGGTTTGAAGCTCGGAGAATAGCTCGCGGTACAGGGTCAGCTCCGCAGCGTCCCGTGCGTTCATGCACCGGGAGAGTAGCACATACACAGAATCGAACGTCGAGGAGACGACCGTGCGGAGCTCCTGCGGGAGGGCGTCATATCTGCGCTTGAAGCTCACGTTGTCTCGGCGGAACGCCTCGTTACCGTGTGCGCGCTCGTCCTCGCGGCCCAGCAGATAGTCGGTGGTTACGCCGAAATAGTCTGCCATCTGGCAGAGCAGGGCGAAATCGGGCTCCTTGCCCTCGGTCTCGTAGCCGGAGACCGTAGTGCGCTGCTTACCGCAGAGGCGGGCAAACTCGGCCTGCGTCAAATCTTTCTCCTTGCGGAGCGCGACCAACCGTTCAGAAAACTTATCCATACAGACGTACCTCCCTAAGACTTTTATATTGTATCACAAAAATCCCCTCACGGGGACAAATGACGCTAATTGCGTCATAAAAAGCAGAAATTTTTGAAAAAAACTTGACTTTGACCCAATTAGGGACTATAATAAACCACAGAAAGACCCCGAAAGGGTCACACAGAAAGGAGGAAACAGGCAGGATGCGGAAAAAGCTGCAAACGCTCCGGGAGGGCGCAGGCTACACCCAGCAGACTTTCAGCGAGCGGCTGGGCGTGAGCCGGAGCCACTACGCAC